AGTTGCGCGAGAACTTCGCCAAGGTGGCCGACGCCCAGCGCTACGGCGGCAGCATGGCCGCCGAGTACGCCAGCCGCGTGGCCACCTCGGAGAACGCCCTGCAACTGGCCAGGAACGCCGCGCGGGTGCTGGCCGCCGGCGTGGGGGAGACCCTGCTGCCGACCATCAAGGCGCTGGCCGCCAACACGACTGGGATGATCGAGCGCATGGTCAAGTGGGTCCGCGCCAACCCCGGCCTGGTCCGTGCCCTGGCGCTGGCCGCGGCCGGCGGTGCGGCGCTGGTCACCGCCCTGGGTGGCCTGCTGACCGTCGGCGGCCTCGGCGCGATGGCCCTGGGGCAGATCCTGAAGGTGGCCAGCCTGCTGTCCGGCGGCGCCGGCCTGGCCGGCCTGCTGGGCACCCTGGGCGGCCTGTTGCCCCCCCTGCTGCTGGTGGCCGGCGCCGGCCTGCTGATCTGGAAGTTCTGGCAGCCGATCAAGGCCTTCCTGAGCGGGGTGTGGGACGGGTTCGTGCAGGGCTTGCAGCCGGTGCTGCCCGTGCTGGGCATGCTGCGCGAGACCTTGGGCAAGATCCTCGCACCCGCAGCGACCGGCGAGGCGTCACTGCTCAGGATCGCCAACGTCGGCCAGCTGGTCGGCGACATCCTTGGCCGGCTGGCGACCCTCGTCATCGTCCCCCTGGGGCTGGCGCTCCAGGGCCTGGTCATGTTCATCCAGTGGGTCGGCACGCAGATCGGCCGGTTTGCCGGCTTCATCGTCGGCCACCTGTCCGCGCTGGGGACGATCCTCCAGGGCGTGTTCACCCTGGATGCGGGCACCGTCATGGCCGGCTTCCTGGCGCTGTGGCAGAACATCAACCAGTTCTTCGGCGGCCTGCCGGCCAGGCTGGCCAGCTTCGGCGTGGCCATGGTGCAGGGGCTGGTGGACGGCATCCGCTCAATGCTCGGTGCCCCGGGGCGCGCGTTGGCGGAGATGGCCGACGGCGCCATCGGCACGCTCAAGACGCTGCTCGACATCAACAGCCCCAGCCGCGTGTTCGCCCAGCTGGGCCAGCACACCATCGCCGGCCTGACGCAGGGCATCGAGGCCGCCCGCCGCGGACCGGTGGCGGCGGTGGCCGGCATTGCCGGACAGGTCACGCGGGCCGCCGGCACCGCGCTGGCCGCCGGCAGCCTGGCCGCGCCCGTGGCCATGGCCGGTACGCCAGGACCTGCCGCTGCGCCGCACTACGAGATCCACGTCTACGCCGCCCCGGGCATGGACGCGCAGGCCGTGGCCCGCGCCGTGGCCGCCGAATTGGACCGCCGCGAAGCAGCCCGCGCCGCGCGCCGCCGGTCCACCCTGGGCGACATCGACTGAGGACCGCCGCATGCTCATGTGCCTGGGCACGTTCGTTTTCGGCCTGACCACCCTGCCCTACCAGCAACTGCAACGGCAGGCGGCATGGCGGCATGCGGCCAGCGATCGCATCGGCGCCCGCGCCGCGCACCAGTTCCTGGGCGTGGGCGAGGAAACCGTCACCCTTTCGGGCTGGATCGCCCCGGAGCTGGCCGGCTCCCTGCTCTCGCTGGACGCCCTGCGCGACATGGCCGACGCCGGCCAGCCGCAGGCGCTGGTGGACGGCACCGGCCAGGTGCATGGCGCCTTCGTGATCACCGGCCTGGACCAGACCCAGACCCTGTTCTACCCCGACGGCACCCCACGCCGGGTGGAGTTCCAGCTGGCCCTGCGCCGCGTGGCGGAGGACACCATGGCCGGCCCCGGGGCCAGCGCCAAGCCATGAGCACCGCACGCTACCCGACCCCCGCGTGGCGGGTGACCCTGGACGGCACCGACCTGACCGCCCGCATCGCCCCGCGCCTGCTGTCCCTGGAGCTCACCGAATGCCGCGGCGGCGAGGCCGACCAGCTGAGCCTGGCCCTGCACGACCACGACGGCCGCCTGGCCCTGCCGCGACGCGGCGCCGTGCTGCGCGTGGCGCTGGGCTGGCACGGCGGCGGACTGGTGGACAAGGGCGCGTTCCGCGTCGACGAGGTCGAGCACAGCGGCGCGCCCGACAGCGTGACCGTGCGTGCGCGCAGTGCCGACCTCACCGCCGGCATGCGCACCCGCCGAGAACGCAGCTGGCATGCCACCACCCTGGGCGCCGTGCTGCGTGCGATGGCCGGCGAGCATGGCCTGATCCCGCGCATCGCACCGTCCCTGGCCAGCACCCCGCTGGCGCATCTGGACCAGCAGAACGAAAGCGACGTGGCCTTGCTGACGCGGCTGGGCCAGCGCTTCGACGCCGTGGCCTCGGTCAAGGCCGGCGCGCTGGTCTTCGTCCCCATCGGCAGCGGCACCACCGCCGGCGGCGACCCGCTGCCCGGCATCACCCTGACCCGCGCCGACGGCGACCGCCACCGCTATAGCACGGCCGACCGCGACACCTACACCGGCGTGCGCGCGTACTGGAACGACCGCCCGGGCGCCCGCCGCCGCTCCGTGCTGGTGGGCGACGACGGCAACGTCCGGGCCTTGCGCGAGACCTACAGCAGCGAACGGGTGGCCCGCGAGCACGCCGACGCCGAATGGAAACGCCTGCAGCGCGGCACCGCCCGCTTCGAACTGCAACTGGCCCTGGGCCGCGCCGACCTGTCTCCCGAGCAGCGCGTCACCGTGACCGGCTTCAAGCCCGAGATCGACGGCACCGGCTGGCTGGTCGTGCGCACCAGCCACACCGTGACCGGCGACAGCGGCTTCACCACGCGCGTGGAGATGGAGCGCGACGCGGGAGACGGGAGTCAGGCGGCCACCTGACCGGCCAGCCCGGGCGGTGGGACAAGATCGGGCGCCGCATGATTAACCTGCGCCATCGCGTTTCAGTGCCTGCATGCAGAAAGTCGCCGCAGGCACAACCATTTGCGACCGATCCGAGTTGCAGAACGCCGTAACCACTTCGCGGCCCATGCGGCCATTGAATTCGGCGTGAGCATGGCGCAGCAATTCCGATGCGGCGTTCTTGTTGTCCGTGACCGCAATTTGGGCTGCCACCCTGGCCGGGATCGTTAAGTGCACGATGTTTTTTTCGCCACTCTGACCATCGCCACCGATAATCTCAACACGAAGAATGAAGGTGATGTCTTCACCTGTAGGCAATAGCTTCTGCTCGCCCATCTTCGTCAAAAGCCGCCGGGCGTCGATGGCGAAGTTCTGAAATACTGCTGCTTCGTCCCAGCCATCACCTTTAAGGGTCAGCACCAATCGCGGCGGCGTAGCCATAGGCATGTGATCGACCGAGACAATGCGAGCGTCGAGCTTCTTCAGCGCCTTATCGGCGGCGCCCTGAGGCTGGGCAGCTTCGTGCGATTGGGCGGTGGATGTTGGTGGTGCTGTCTGGTCGATCGGCGCGAAGGCCGAACCTATGGCGCCCGCTACCAGCAACGCTGCCAGAAAACCCATCCAGTGGCGCTTCCGGTCTGACCAGTTCTGCTTCTTCCCCAGATGCACGATGCCCGCCCACACCAGCGCAAAGGCGGCCAGCCCCAGCACACTGTCCATAGCATTCCCCCTGAATGCGTAACGCTCCAATAGGATCAGCTTAACCCGCCTTCCGCTGCGCGGCTACCGGTGCCGCTACCCCCGATTGCGCCAACGCAGCGCTGGCCGAATCCAGCGCCGTTTTGCCCTTGGCGTCGCTGGCGCGGTAGTTGGCCAGCAGCGCGGCCTCGCGCGAGGTCAGCTGGCTGGCATTGCGCTGCCCGGTGAGCACGTACAGCACATCCACGCCGTGAGCGGCCCAGGCGGCCAGTGCGGCCGCGTCTGGGCTCCGCTCGTCCGCTTCGTACTGCGATAGCGTCCGCCGCGACTTCAGCCCTGCGGCCTCGGCGAACTGGGTCTGGGTCATGCCGAGCCGGGTCCGCTCCTCGGCCAGCCGCTTCCCTATGGTCACATTCGCTCTCTCAACTGATTGACAATGGGAACGAACGATCACATCATCCGCCCCGATGGGTTCAGAGTACCCCACCGGAGAAGCGAGCATGCATCCCAACCAAGTCCGCGCCCGCTTGATGGAGCAGGGCCTGTCCTACCGACAGTGGGCACTCGCGCGGGGCTTCGACCCCCATGCAGTTGCCCTGGTGGTCAGGCGCTATGCCGGCGCCAGCACGCTGCCCCGCGGGCGGCAGTCGTACCGGATCCTGCGCGACCTGTCCCGGACCATCGGCCAGGAAGTCACGCCCGGCGTCCTGCGCGGCGACGGCCTGTAAGCGGTCCGCGGGCATGTCTACCACCGGCACACGTGTGGTCTTCCGCTGCGAGGCCTGCGGAGGCGCCTTGCGCAAGCGCAGCAGCTTCCGCTCCCACCAGTTCTTGCGGCACGACCTCTGGCAATGCACCAACCCTCTGTGCAGCGCCAGCTACGTCGGCTTCAGCGAGCTGACATCGCTGGCCAGCCCTAGCGGCCTGCCCGACGCCCCGCCCAGCGAACTGCCGCCCACGCCGGTCTGCCTGCGCCGGATGGCCGAGGCCGCCTGGCGCGGCGCGCGGGCCGACGGCCAGCAGGAACTGTTCGAGTCCTCCGAGGGCGCCGCCCCTGGCGTCCCGGCCTGCTCCAGGAGAGAACGTCCATGCAATCGGTGATCGAACTGGCGGACCTGTCCGCCGAACAGCAGCTTTGCCTGGAAACGGCCGTGCGCTGCGCCGGCCTGACCGAAGTACAGCCACACCTGTGGACCGGCACCCTGGCCCGTGCGGGCAGTGACCGGCGCGGCTTCGTCTACCGCGCCACCGTCGAACCGCTGCTCAACCGGGGCCTGCTGCGTCACGCCCTGGTCGGAATTCTCCCCACCGACGCCGGCATCGAGCTGGTCGACTGCGGCCGCGTGGCGCGGGCGGTGGCGGAGGGCCGGGCATGACGGCCCGGCCCCATCACGCCGCCATGGCCGGCGCGCCGAACTCGAAATGCACCCGCACCCGGTCGTACGGGAACAGGTACTTGCCCGCGGCGGTGCGCTCCACCAGCCCCGCCGTGACCAGGGCCGCCATGTCGGTATGGACGGCTTTCACGTCCCGGCCCAGCCGGCGCGCCAATTCGCGGATGCCGATTTCGCCGGCGCCGGTCATGGCTTCCAGGATGTTCCAGCGCGCCGGCGTGAGCGTGCGCGACATCAGTTCCGCCGAAGCGAACGTGTGCCGTGCGGTGGCGTCGGCCGCCCCCCGGAGCGAGGCCAGCATGCGGCGCTTCACGTCTTCCAGGGGCTCGACGCTGATGGTCAGGGTTTTCTCGTCCATTTCATGCCTCCAGGCGGGCC